ACCTTCCATACTCTCCACTTTAACTACATCCGCACCAAAAGTGCAGAGCAGCTCAGCCGCTGTAGGAGCCGCAACTATCGTTGATAAATCAACAACTTTTATTCCTTCGAGCGGATATTTTTTGTTATCTGCCATAATCATATTACCTCCTATAAATTTTTATTGCAACTATCATACTTTCCCACCTTAAATTGTATCTGAATTTTTAAACAATTTCAAAGTAAGTCGAATTTTATCGTTTCAAATTGATATTTTTATTATTTAGGAAAATTTTAAAGTAGTTTTTTCTTTTTCTTTCCAAAGATCATTATAATAGTCCTTTTTTATTAATATAATTTAAATATTTTTTTAAATTAATTATAGCATAATTAATTAGTAATTACAATACATAATTTACCAATTATATTCAATATTATCGTAAATTTTTTATAAGATTTTAAGTATAAAACATGGACATTAAAAATTATGTAGTTCTTTGTAATTCTATTAAAAGAATTTTATCAATTACTTCCTTACTGATATCGTCGAGTTTACGATAATTCAATAGTAAATTTATTTCTTGTTGAGTGCGTGCTAATTTCTCATCTGTAAGGTTGTATTTAAATTCATCTTGATAGAGAAAATTTGCATCACATTTTAAGACTTCAAACAATTTGAATAGGATTTTTTCATTAGGTGAGCTTATATTGCTTTCGTAATTGCCTATGCTACCTTTTGAAACTCCAACCAATTTAGCTAATTCAGGCTGTGTCAGCCCTAATTCTTCTCTCTTTTGTTTAATTCTACTTCCAATACTCATAATACAGTCTCCTTTTAGCTAATAATAGCATATAAAAATAGCCGTGTCAATAAAAAAATCTCAAATTTCTTGAAAATATATCTTGACAAACCAAGTAATTTGTGATATTATTGAGCTGTACCAAGAAACTTGAGAGGAGGTGATAGTATGCAAAATGTAGCTACTTTTACACGAAAAATAATTTGTAACAAGGGGCTAAAACAAAAAAGTGTTGCGAAAAAGGCTGGCTATTCTCAACAGCAGTTTAGTAGTTTACTAACAGGAAGAAAACTTTTTAAAGCTGATGATATTTATAGAATCGCAATGGCTCTAGAAGTTACACCAAATGAACTTTTTGGGATTAATGATGAAACCAAAACCGCATAAGAAAGGATAAAATTATGGATAATAAAATTAAAGAAAAAACTGATGTTCAAGTTGTTTTACTTCGACAGTTAAATGAACTTAGAGAAAAACAACTTAAACTATCAGTCCGAGATGTTAAGCGTTATACAAAACTTTCAAACGCAATTTGCGATACGGCAAAAACTCTTTTGACGTATTTTTAAAATGCTAAATTATACTATATTTTTACGGGGATGGTAAGGAGCAGAAACCAAATCTGCATAAGAAAGGAGAATATTAAAATGAATAAAGAAAAGGGTAATCCACCAAGACCAAGAGGTTGCGATAAAGCTGAGGTAATAGCAGTAGTAAAGACAGTATCCTTAAGGGGAGCAGGAACAGATAATGACCCCTGTAGAGAGGTCATTCAGTATTGGGATTTCTCAGGAAAACTATTAGCTGAAAATGATTCTGTTAAGAATTGTGGCTCGGAAAATGAACTTCGTTTAAACTCAAATGTTTAATTATTGCTTACGTGCGTTAATTAATTTTTCAGCTTCAATGTTTTCCAGTTCTGAATTTATAAAATATTCTGTTGATTCTAAAAAGTGTTTTAATTCTTTCAAGCTATAATCTTCGTGCTTACGGCAATAATGTGTTTCATCATTACCAAGCCAAGTAGAAGCTTTTGCAGTATTCTTAATTCTTGTATTATCAATATAATTTTGAATACATTGGCTTAAAGAAGTTTTTTTGATTTCTTCTACTTTATCTTTGTGAAGCATTATGGCAAAATCTTTTATTAGAAATTCAAGTGCTTTTCTATATCCCATGCCGCATATTTCGGTTAAATTTGATTCTTCAGCAAAGTAAGCTTGATCATAAATCTTTACATAACGTTCAGAAAGGTTTTTTATATGCTCGCTGTGCTTAGGGGTTGCATGATAAACAGGATATGTTGTTTCAGGATTTAAACAATTTTCTTCTGTATCTTGATACAAAATCTCATCAGTATAGTATTCTGAATTAAAACTTTTTTGACATGTTGTACATAGGAAAGTAACAAATATTCGAAATTCGTTATCTGTATTTGGATGAACTATCTCAATGTAATGAGATGATAAAATCTTAGGATCAGTAGAATGATTACAGTAAGGACACATAGTTGGAATATTTATTTGAAACGGGCGATTGACCTCGTAATCATGATTTATTGATTGCGCATAAATTTTTTTAAACATTTTTTATTTCCTTCCGTCAATTATTAAATAATTTGAAATTTAGAAAATACAACAAGTTGTAATCAAAATGGGCATAGCTTATCACCATTATTATAACATAATATGGTATATTTTGTCAATGAAGGGAGGGCCATTATGCCGTTTAAAATAAAAATTAGATTAATGGAACTCGGTAAAAAGCAAGTGGATTTGATTCCGGAGCTTGCAAAAATGGGTATCAAAACTGAGCCGGCTGAACTAAGTAACGCTTTAAGTGGTCGTTATCAAAAACCTAAGCTTGATAAGATACTGTCAGCTTGTAATGTAATCGTAACTGGGTGGGAAAATCAAAAAGGAGAAAAATAAAAAGGGGATCACTTTAGATTAACATTCTCATTAAAAACTACCGCAAGGAGGTGAAAAAATGAATGCAGAAGCAAAAGAAGCAGCCAAGTTTTTAAATACCTACATAGAGGAAAACCTAATAAAGGTTGCAGAGGTAATAAAAGAAAATCCAAGCTACATAAAAACAAAGGCGGCTGCTGATTTATTGGGCGTAAGCCTGGATTCGGTAAAAACATATCTAAGGAACGGCGGAGACCTGGGAGTGGCATGGAAAAAAGAGGGTAAACAAAACCACGGCTACAGCGTTCCGACATTTCAGTTTATATGTAAAAGCTATGGAGCACAGTTTATAAATATTGTAAGGGAGTACATAGAATGACGAGATTAAGAAAAGCAGAGATAATAGCAATAACAGGAACGATATTAAGCACAGTGTCAGGGCTGATATTTGATACATGGTTTATGGTGTTAGGCTGTGTATTAGGATGTGTTACGATAGTGCTGTGCTCAATAGATGAATGGCGAAAAATGAACAGTCAGATGTTGAAATCAAAAATATCAGCCAAAGGGCGTAAAAAGGAAGAAAAATATTTTCGTGACAATGGGTATGCGGATGTATTTAAGAAATAAAAAAATCCGCCCTGCGCAGAAGCGAAAGGACGGATTCACAAATAATAACACTACTGAATAATAACACAAATTGAATGGAAAGTCAAGAGTTATGGTAAAAAAATATGAGTTTACAGAAGAAACAAAAGTTATCTGCGGAAGAAAACTTCACAGAATTAGAGCGCTAAGAAATTTTGGATGTGTTAGAGCTGGTGACCTGGGCGGATTCATAGAAAAAGAAGAAAACTTAAGTCATGGGAGAAACTGCTGGGTTCGTGATGACGCAACAGTATATAATAATGCAAGAATCTGCGGCAATGCAGAAATCTGTGGCAATGCAGTAATCTGTGGAGGGAAATGGGACAAGTCACCTTTATACATACAAGGTACAAAATGGGCGTTTTATGTATCTTCTGAAAATACAGTAACAACAGGATGTCAAATTCATACATTTGAAGAGTGGCAAAAGAATTACAAACAGATTGCTGAGGAGCATGATGGACTTGAAGTACTGACGGAATATATCAGATATTTCAATTTGGCTTGCGAAATGTACGGAAAGGAAGAATATAAGATAGATTTAAAAGAGAAAGCAGCATGAAACTAAATGAAAAACAGTTATCTACATTGAAGAAAGCAGTAGCCTCTTTGGAAAGAAAGTGGACAGGGAAAATAAATATAAAGCGTTCCGATATAAAAAATGAAATACTGAACTTGCGGTACTTATAACAGAACTTACAGGTTCAGTGGAGTGGAGGAATAGTTAAAATGGATAGTTGTATGTTTGATTTTTTGGAACAATGTTTTCATGAATGTGAAAACTGTCCGAGAAAAATACAGCCAGAGCCTGACTGGGATCATTTAAGGGATTTGGAAAGGGAACAGAGATATGATATTGGCTGATCCTAAAAATCATGAAGAATGGATAAAAGCGAGAAAAGCAGGAATTGGAGGAAGTGAAGCGGCAAGTATACTTGGAATGAATAAGTATAAGACAAATGTAACACTTTGGAAAGAAAAGAAAGGACTTGTTAAACCTGAAGACGTTTCGGAAAAGTCCGCAGTAAGATACGGGAAAGAAGCTGAAGCATATATACGCAAGCTGTTCAAGCTTGATTATCCTGAATATGAAGTAAGTTATAATGAGTTTAGAATGTATGCGTCAGAAAAATACCCTTTTATATTTGCAACACTGGATGGAGAATTGACAGACAAGGAAACAGGAACAAGGGGAATTTTAGAAATAAAAACTGCAACTATTCAGAACTCACTGCAATGGAATAATTGGCAGGATGATAAAATCCCAGAAAATTACTACATACAAATACTGCATCAATTGGCGGCAACCGGATGGGATTTTGTAATATTAAGAGCATATATAAGATACTACAGAAATAGCAGACTGTTCGCTTGTGTGAAGGATTATAAAGTAAACCGTAATGAAGTAAGCCAAGAGATTGATTTTTTAATAACGGCGGAAGAAAGGTTTTGGAAGTCTCTTGAAAGTGATGATGAACCGGCACAGATACTGCCTAAAATATAGGAGGGAAAAATGGATTTTTTGGAACTTGCAGTAAGAGCAGATATAAGTACGATTCCGGAAATAGAATTCAGCAACTTTGAAGAGCTGAAAGAGGAAATAAAAGAAAGACTGGAGCATTATAATAACCTTGTAATTCTAAAAGATGATATAAAACAGGCAAAAGCAGATAAAGCCAAACTTAATAAGCTCGCAGAGGCTGTTGACGGCAGGAGAAAAGAAATAAAAAAACAATATTCACAGCCGCTGACAGAGTTTGAAAAGAAATGTAAAGAACTTGTGGAACTGATAAAAGGACCAGTATCTGCTATTGACAGCCAAATAAAGGCATTTGAAGAAGAGGAAACTAATAAAAAATATTCAGAATTAAAAAATCATTTTACTGAGTATGCAAAAGGCATGGAAGAAATAATTGACTTTGATAAAATTCTGAATCCAAAATGGAAAAACTCATCAATGAAGCTAAGTACCCTGAAAGCCGAGATTAAGGACACTGTTGACAGAATCGGAAATGAAATTGATATACTAAAAAAAGAATGCGGTGACAGTACATTTGCGGCAGCAGTTATTAATGAGTACTGCGATAAGGGTTACAGTCTGAGCAAGGCTCTTGTATATTCGGCAGAGTTAAAAAGACAGTCGGAAATTCAGGCAAAAAAGTTAAAGCAGGAAAAAGAAAATGCAATTAAAATTGAAGAAAAGCAAGAAGAAAATTTGAATTATGCAAAAGAATTGAATCAGGAAATTGTAAAAGAGGCAGCTGAGCCAATAGTAGGGGGATGTTTTGCAGTAGAATGCAGGAAATCACAGTTAATATTATTAAGAAAGTTTATGGAAGAAAATAATATAAAAATAATTGGAACGTTAAGTCTAAAGGATTATAAGGAATATAAGAAAAATCAGGAGGTAAAAGAATAATGGCATTGAAAAACAGTATTACAGCAAATGAAGGAACTCAGAAAGCTCCGTTTTCATTGCAGATACAAAGTAAGGGATATCAAAATCTGATAAATACAACACTAAGGGACAAGAAAACAGCAAACAGGTTTATCGCTTCTATAGTATCAGCAGTAAGCGCAAATCCAGCCCTTCAGGAATGTGACGCAGGAACAATTTTATCGGCAGGCTTGCTGGGAGAGGGATTGAATCTTTCACCGTCACCGCAGTTGGGACAATATTACATAGTACCGTTTAATGATAATAAAAATAAAAGAAAAGTAGCGCAATTTCAGTTAGGTTATAAGGGATATATACAGCTTGCAATTCGTTCAGGTCAGTATAAAAAGTTAACTGTAATGCCTATCAAACAGGGAGAATTGATACATTTTAATCCGTTGGAAGAAGAAATTGAAGTTCAGCTTATTGAAAACGAAATAAAACGAGAAAAAACACCGACAATCGGATATTATGCAATGTTCAGGTATTTAAACGGCTTTGAAAAAGCGATATATTGGAGTAAGGAAAAAATGATGTCTCATGCGGACAAATACAGCCCGGCATTTTCTATTGAAGAAAAAACGATAAAGACAGGCGGCAGACAATTAAAAAAGGTTTCGTTTGAAGAATATGAATCAGGAAATTATGATGAAAAAGACAGTTGGCTGTATTCATCATTTTGGTACAAGGATTTTGATGGAATGGCGTGTAAAACAATGCTGAGACAGCTAATAAGCAAATGGGGAATTATGTCAATAGAAATGGAGAAGGCAGTTACAAGCGATATGGCTGTAATAAATGAAAATGGAGAAGCGGAGTATGCAGAGGAAGCTTCGGAACTGGTTGAAACAGCAGCAGTAGAAGAAGCGGTATTAGAATCGAAAGAACCGGAAGACGATTTTGCAGCAATTATGGGAGGTTAAGATATGATAAACAAAGTTATAATACAGGGTCGGTTAACAGCTGATCCTGAACTAACGCAGACAACGTCAGGAATTTCGTTATGCCGGATAAGCGCAGCAGTTGACAGAGGGTATAAGTCAAAAGAAACGGGAGAATCACAGACAGATTTTATAAATGTAATTGCATGGAGGCATTCAGCAGAATTTATCAGCAGATATTTCAAAAAGGGCAGCATGATAATTGTAGAAGGAAACTTAAGAAACAACAATTATACTGATTCAGACGGTGTTAAGCATTATTCTATGAATGTTCATGCTGAAAGTGTTCACTTTGCCGGAGGAAAGTCAGAGAATAGGCAAGAAGATACATCTGCTAAAGCTTCATCTGATGTTTCATCAAAACAGCCGAAAGCAACTGAGACTGTTCAGCTCGAAAATCTTGATGATTTTGAAGAAATCATAAGCAACGGGGAAGTACCGTTCTGAGTGTGAGGTGAAAAGATGTCAAACAGGATATTAAAGCAATCAATATGTACAAGCGATACAGTAGATGAATTATCTTGGTTTGAGGAGGTGGTATTTTACAGATTAATAGTAAATTGTGATGATTACGGAAGAATGGATGCAAGACTGAGAATTTTAAAATCGGCATTATTTCCATTAAAGGAAAGGTTAACGGTAAAGGAATTGGAACGTGCGCTTTATAGATTGGCGGATGCAGGTTGCGTTAAGCTCTACAAAGTTGGAGGAAAACCCTATTTGTATCTCCCAACATGGGAAGTCCACCAGACCATTCGAGCACAGAAAAGCCGTTATCCAGCACCGGAAAGCGGAACAGAAATAAAAGTAGATATGAATGAGAGTGAAAACAAACGCAATCAAATGATAGCAGATGAATGCAGATATTTCCGTAATCCAATACAATCCAATACAATTCAATCCAAATACGAATACGAATCTAATTTTATGCCCGGAGCTGAAACTCCGGACAGTAATCCGTTTATCAAACTGCCGTTAAACAATAAAACAGAATTTGCAGTAGCAACAGGAACATGGAATTGGCCAACAAAAACGCCATATATTATCACTTCTCCAATGGGTGCTCGTTGGGGAAGAATGCATGAAGGCCTTGATATATCTGGAACAGGACATGGTTCTCCAATATATGCAGCAGGAGCAGGAACAGTAATTAGAGCAGGATGGTTTGGAGCGTATGGTAAATGTATTGATGTCG